GCGCATATTGCATGAAAATAAATGTTGGGCCTCACGGTATCCAACTCGTCTTAAGACGACTTGACATTATCCAAATGGACACTATATATATAAAATTATGGTAAAATATATATAATTAAGGTTTAACCTATATTTTAAACTCTCACCTAGCGCTGTTCATGAGCCGAAATCGGAACCAAATAGGCCCGTTTCACTCCATTCACATCGGTAATGTTGTAATTTTGAGATGTCTCATCTGTTGGTTTAGAATCAAATCTAGATACATATTGGGAAATTTCATATGTACTGCTAGTAGAAGGCATTTGTATAATATAAAATGCAGGAATATCACCACATTTTGTATTATACACAGGTCCCACCTGCGTAACATAATATCTAAAGGTTTTGATGTTAGGGCTAAAATAATTTGAATTTAAACACCACCAAAGTGCGTTATCTGGTGGTTTTGTACCGTCACACCACCAATCAATCAAACCACCCTGATTCAAACGAGAAGCAGGCGGTGTGAAAGCCGTAATGTCTCTAACAGAAGCCTCCAACTGCGGAGTTCCCACCAACCAACCGAATGTGAAATCATCTGAACCAGCACGCAAAACCTTAGCTGAAGCTGTTGCTGAACTACTAACTTGCAAACCCAAATATTCTTTGTCATTAGTCAATGAAATTGGTAATTTACGATATTGGCAATAATAGGGCACTGTCACTTCATGTACAGGATTCAAAGCTGGATATGTTATGTGTGTTGGGCCTTGATCGGCCACAGTCTGAGTTTCACCACTCTGTATTAACGTGGACTGAACAAATGGTAAAGAACCACCATCATTCCCGACATTTGTCATAAAAAACTTAAAACGAACGCCACCACGGAAAAACCGATAGATATAACTCAAATAAGAAACATAATCGTAACCTTGCTCTGTATCGCTCTGCACATTTATGGTGATTGGTTGACTTGGTGTTAAAGAAAATGTGTTTAACAAAGATCTAAAACATCGAAGTAAAATTCTAAAATTTATAACTTGTTCTCCTCCAGAACGAAGGAGAGCTGCTTGATTTTGAATTGGCGCACTACTAGAATCAAAAAATGTAACTTCATTTCCATTAGCCTTATTCGAAATATTTATTTGCATTTGTACAAATCTTCGTTTAACCACAGTTTCATCATTTGCAGAATTAATATCAAAAATTTTTGGATAATTATTTCTACCAGGCTTTGGGCACATCAATTCGACATCCTCTGCCCACTTCCAAACGACTACTTTTACAGTATCACTCACAGTGGGTGGGGCCAAAAGTTTCGTAATCGGCCGAATAAACAACGCTCCTACCAATGTGTTTTCAAAATCATATTCATTCCAATCAGATGTTGTACTATTGTACAACCCCTTTGTACTCAAAAATGCTTTTGAAGACACATATGGTATCTTAACTGTAATTTCCGTATCATTAGTTATATCTAAAATATACTTATAATTATTTGTAGAATCTAAAGAAGCTACACGAACATCATCCACAAGAGGTTTATCGTTCTCCTTTCTCGGGTACATTCCTGGATTAAAGAAAATTTCCAATCTACCAGTGTGAAAAGCAGTCTTCACCACACTAATCTTAAAGCAAATAGTTGCTCGCCAATAAGTGAAAAGTGAAGACACAAATTCACATGGCACTGTATCAGATAAAACATAAGTTTTATTTCCTATATCAAATTCTGCTTCCGAGGTAGGTCCGATTGTTACCACCTGTGTTCCTTGACCGTATGAATTCGCTAATTTTGCATCCTTGCCGTTCGCAAGGGGACTAAACAATGTTGAATTTGTAGACCAATCTACCACCGTCTTAACTCCGGGATTAGCACACACATAAGAGACATCCATCTCATCCAAGGCTGAAGGGAAAATTTCCGCTGGCGCACCCAACTCATTTTGGGTTGAAAGCGCCAATGGAACACCCATATCAACTCCTTTAATGCGTGTAACCCATCCCAGGTACATTAATTAGGGGACAAACTGCTTCCTGATAAGTAGGTTTACTCCAGCCAAATAGTGACGCCACTTTCTTAATGGCATCAGCTACCCAGCCAACAGCATCTGCTACTTTCTTACCAACTTCTCCAACAATTGGGATTTTGTCTATAAAACCCCCTACACCACGAGCTATATCACCAACTTTACCAGCGATATCCTCTATTGGTCCTGGTCCAGCCTCCTTTGCTACTTGCATTTCAACGTCTTTAGGAATAGAATTCATAATATAGTCATAAATAGGCTTGTTTGTCTTCTTTAGTTTCTCCAATTGTCTCATTTTCCTGATTCGTTCCTTATCATTATCAGACACATCAGCTTTAACATATCGCACTACTTCCTTTTGAAAAGGTCCAGCAGCTAATGGGTCAAAAGTGGGAATTACTAACTCTATATTTGAAAACCATGCGAAAACCGAAATATCCACAATAGTGGTAGTTCCGCTCTCTGGACCTAAAAGGTCTGTTATGGCAAACAAATACAGAGTGACGTAATCATCCACATCTCTAGTTAAATCATATGCCTCACGATATGAGGCATACGGTACAACAATTTCAACCGTATTATCCAACTGAACATCAATCTCCACTCCAGGATAAGCTGTTACACCAGCACGAGAAGTGAAACGCTGTTGTCTCTGTTTTGATATTTTATCTTCGTAAGGGGAATAAGTCAAGAACAATCTCCCAGCCACAAAGGGATTGGCATTAAGCACCAATTTAATATTAACGTCTGCTTTAAAGTACTTAAAATTTACTAATTTTTCTGCTTTACCACCAACCTTAATAATATCTGAAGGTAAACTCCATTTGTTAACGTAAGGTTGTGGATTCTTAACATCTGTTATAAAAGGTTTTAGTGCTACGCTGTCATCTCCAGTGGCAGTTGTAAGTTCAAATTGCGCCAAGCGAACGGGGCGCTCCAAAAACTGTATAATACTGTGCGTATCATCCATGTTCCCAGTTGCTGCAGTGTTTTGAGCCATGGGGGTAGAGTACCTATTTGGAGCTTCCACATCATGAAAGGTTGTAATTTGGACTTTTTCAAGATTGTTCTCGCTCGATGTCGTCGACAGTCCTGTATTTGTAAGGGAAGAAGTCTCTCCTTCTGTTTGCGGCGAAATATCAGCAGGTTTGGTCTTTCGGTTCCTAAGGAATAAATTCCCTAGTGTAACAGCAACCCAATGTTACTGAACCTATCTCTTTGAGGATTTGGTGGGACTGCCACCGAGGCTCCTCACCCTAAATAGGGCACCTCATCCTAATTCTAAGCCTTACTGCATGGTTTAAGAGAAATTTCCCACGCAGATGGGTAACCATAAAATTAGTTTGTATAGTATTCAATGTACCTTTTCATAGCATATCCATCATAAGTGTTGCACTCAAGCATATCACCAGTCTCATTATAAAAAGCTTTCATAATAACTTTAGACCATTTATCAAAAATGTTTCTAGGATGCATGGAGAGCTCCATTATAGCATTTTCACAATTAACTTGTGTACCTTCTTTAATGTCGAGAGTTCCTCGACACCAATTGGGCATTTCAAGAATTGTGTCCATGGCCAAAGGGGCTTCCCATACTTTCCTTTCCTCATCATATCTAAACTGACGCTTTAAGTACGCAACCTCTGATAGTTCACGCCATTTTGGTACATCTCCGCTCATTGTCTTCGCTTCGTCCGTATACGTAAAGCCAAGTAGAGCGTACGCCTGTGTAATGGTCTCCATATTAAACCACTCACACACAGCATCCGAGAAATTAACCACATTGTCATCACCATATGAAACCATTGAAACGAATTTCGAAAAATCTTCTAAACGTAGTGACAAACCCACTTTCATTGCACACAATTCAAAAACCATTCGCATGGACATTGAATTCACGAAACAATTTAGCGGAGTTGTGGCTGGATTTCCAGAAGGCTGCGAATGAGTGGTCATATATATGTTATCACCACACAAGTGCACACTATTAATAATGTCTGTTAGGAGAACTTTCCGTATCAATGCATTCTCAGCTCCATCATCATAGAATTCGTTAGCCAAATCAGCAAATTTTTCCATAATACAAGAGTTGAGACTGCCATCAAACGTTGAAAAATCTCCAGCTATAACTTTCTTGCCTTTTTCCGTCAATTTTAATGTTATTTTCTTCCAGT